AATATTTGTATTACCACAATTGTGATAAACAATGCTCCAACTATAAGAAGTTTCTTTTTCATTTTTTAGTTTTACCAAATAGCATCAAGACAGTTTCTTTTAGACTTTTTGAGCTCTCAGTACTTTCCTCTAGTTTCTTTTCTAGATCATCTCTGTAATCACCTTCTAGTTCTTCTACTCTTGCTTTTAGTTCTTCTTCACTCTTAAGAAGTTTATTTAAAAACATCCAGCATAGATAGCCCAGTGCTAAGACAGCAAAGCCTAATACTCCGTACTGTGTTAATACTTCAAAGGGACCAAATGACATTACTTCTTAGTTTTTCTCTTTACTACTTTCTTTTCTTCAAGCTCTTCTTTCATCTTCTTGTTGTCATCAAGATGTCTCTTGATAAATAACCAAGCAACATAACCAAGGGCTAATACTGCTAATCCTAGAGGACCGTAGTCTGCTAGTTGTCCAAATACACCAAAGTCTGGTGCTGTTGTTTCTACTGCTGTTGTATCCATTATCTCTGTAATATTAATTGTTTAACTGCATCAGATAATTCAGCAACACTCTTAGCTAAGTTTTTAATCTCAAGTTGAGTCTGTTCCTGAATGGCCTGATATTTTAATCTGGATTCTTGTTCTACAAGTTCAATCTTTCCTTTTAGTTTTCCTAGACTTTCTGTATTGTTTCTTACATCTGTGTGAATCATTCTGAGAAAGTATCCGAGAACTCCTGTTACTGCAATTAGTCCCCACTGTATAAGCTGTGAAATTTCCATTATTTTATAATTAATCCTGTAGTTAGTATTCCATTTAGTATAAAAGAGATATTTCTTTGTCTCTTTAGTTTCTTGATATCAAAAGCTTGGGCTGTGATAATAGTATCCTTACTGTTGATGATGTATCTCTGAGCTTGGATAATTGTGTCTTGGTTTTTAATTATAAGATCTTTCTCCTTGTCTCTTTTATATAAGACATGGATCATAGTATCCTGGATCTGCACAATGTTAAATGTGTCTTTAGCATTCTTAACTAAGTCTAGTTGACTCTGTAAATCAAATAGGCCGTGGTTGAGTTCTTCAATAATTAGTTTGCTATTGTCAATTACTTGACCTTTCTCTTTTATTAAAGTTTCCTTACCTTCAATTCTTCTTTCAATAGTCTTTTGGTTACTTACTGGATATACCTGTTTAGGTTCTCTCATTATAAGAACAACACACATTACTGCTAAAGCAATCTGAAAAATTAAAGATATGTTTTGTTTATTAAACATAACTGATTATACTCTAATTGTAATAAAAGCTACATAATCAGTACCATCATAAAAAACACTTTTAGATACTAAATATGAATTAGGATTAGCTGCAAATAATGCATCAATATTACTTTGTAAAGCAAGAAGATCACTTTCATGAGTTACTAATTCTTTTAACTCACCTAATTTTCCTAAACTTAATCCATCAAGAACTTTCTTTTGAAAAGGAAAATTATTCCCTTTATTACCGTAGTCTTTTAAATTACCTATTGACATAACTTTTCTTTTATATTTATCTACTTACTTCTTCCCAATCTACTGAAACATATGCACCCTGAGTTCCACCTGTTGCATCTATAGCCATTTCAACAACTACTTCATATGGTGTTCCAGTAAAGGTGTTTCTTTCTAATTGAGTACTAAACAATGCCTCTTTTAATATATTAATGCTAGGTGATCCCTGATTAGATGAGTTTACATAGCCTTGTGCTAATACTCTACCACCTGCAGCAGATGTACCTGTAAGATTATATTCAACAGAAGAATCAACTCCGGCAGAAGTCCAAGTTCCACCTGTTATTGTAGCAGCTTGAACAACTCTCCATGCATAATTTTTACCATTACCTAAACCTAATAATGAAACAGCAGTAAGTATTATAACAGCATCTAGTCTAGTTGATTTCAATCTGATTCCTACTATAGGATAATATGTCCCTGCTACAGCAAAAGTTTTAGGAGCTGTAATTGGTGTTCCAATAGCTTGTTGTGCTCCTCTTAACTCATATCCACCTTCAGACAGTACAGTTGAACAAACTTGTTTTAACAAACTTGGAAGAGCAGTAACACCAGTATTAGTTATTTCATATCTTAATGGTAGTGTGGCTGTTGTTATATATGTAGATGTAATAAGGTTAGCATGATTAAATTTGTGAGCTAAAATAAATATTCCATCAATAACAAATCCTAATCTAACTGTTCCTTCACCTAACCACTCAATATCCATAAAAAAGATTTGAGCTTTGGTTATATCCAATGTAACACCTGATGGACCATTACCGTCTAGTTTATCTACATTCCATGCTGATTGATTTACTACAGTTTCTGTAACAGCTCCAGTAACTAAACTTCTTTCTACAAAACTTAGTGTGCTGTTATTTAACTGAATGTATAAACCATTCTCTCTACCAAAATAACCTACTCTTTGTCTTAAGTTAGTTTGAGCAGGAGCCATTACAAAAGTGTTCATCACCAATAATGACTTACCTGGCTGATATGAAAATACTTTTGCTGTTTCTCTTAATACTTCTGAACCACTAGTTGTATCTACTTTTAGATTTACTAGTCCTTCTGATGGACTAAATATTGCAGATCCTCCACTAGCTGTTGCAGTATTCCATAATCCATTATCTCTATATCTATGAGAAGAATCAAATAAAGTAAATGGATTAGATACTCTTTGTCTACCAAATGCATCAGTAGCCATTGTATTTTCATTTGTAATACTTCCGGCAATAATACTATTGTTTAAAGCATCAATTCCCTGTAGCATTTTTAACTGCCAGGGAAAGTTATTTCCTTTGTTTCCGTAATCCTTTAAATTTCCTACTGACATTATTACAAGTATAAGTATGCTATAGTATAATATACCAAAAAAAATTCTAATAAACAAAAAAGCCCTAAGTTATTTAGGGCTTCATTCTTATATAAGTGTCTCTAACTAAGCACTGAGTGATTCAATAATAGCATCCACATCAAAGATTTCATCTTCACTATTATAAGGAAATTCAAGCAGATCTCCAGCAATATTAAACTTAGATAAGTAAGAATGTCTAAGCTCAGGCTTATTTGTAAATTCATTTGCCTGGATATTAGTGTGTAGATCATAACCAAATACTTCTGGTTTGTTTACTACCCAACAAACTGTTGATGGTAAATCTAAAGCTGCAGCAGCATGTTGTGCAAAACTGTCAATCAAAAGTCTTTTTTGACTTAAGGTAAGCAGAATGCAAAGTGTTCTAAATGAATCAGTTACAGGAATAGTATTTGGATATTCTTGTTGATCTTCTCTTCTAATATGAGCTATGTAATAATCATCTTTGAAATGATCAATTACTTTTAACACAGCACTTGTAGGAAGGTCTCTTGCCCAAGAATAATTATGTTCAGTTTGTGCACCACCATTTGTTTGCATTAACATAATGGGTTTATCAGTTGCAAACTTGCTAGTAAAGAAATCTATTTCTCTTTGGGTCAAGAATAGTTCTGGTTTTTCCTCATCATAAGGAAGATCAAACATTTCACACCATGTTTTAATCAGGTGCTCATCTTGTTTAAGGTGTGCTGTTTCTAGATAAGGATCATGTGCAAAGAGTAAAAAGTCTTTGTCTTCTATAAAGTCTGTATAGAAATAAGATGATCCTCCAAAGTGATATGATCTATCTACATTTGGATTATTAAGGAATACATCTGAATAAGCAGACATAACAATTAAGTTTGACTCTGGGTATTTCTTTTTGATAGCAGAGCAAACAGCAGTGGCCATGATAGATTTACCAAGGCCACCACTAATTTGAAAAATAATATTCATTGGTTCCTGTTTTTGTTTACAGAAACAAATATAAGGATTTATTCTGCAGCAGGAGTTTCTTCAGAAGTTGGTGCTTCTTCCGAAACCACTTCTTCAGTAACTTCATTATATGCTGCAATTTCAGCTACAAGTTCTTCAATTGCTACAGCATCTAATTTAATGTATTCAGTTCTCCATTCTTCTGCATCTCTTGGTATCCAAATACCAAGGTGATTATTGATAATATTAATTATATAATAGTTTTCAGTTGCTAGATTTTTTTCTGGTTTAAAAGAATATAAACTATCTACTACTGCTTGAACTTTAGTAAGTTTTGAAGTTAAAACTTTTTTATTAAAGCGTTCTACAATTAATTGAGTCTCTCCGTACTCAAAAATAGTTAATGTTGTCCAAGTTGCCATTTTGTTTATTTTATAAAGTTATTATTACTACTTATGGTACAATTGTAAGTATGCCAGCATTTGACCAAACAGATTTTGAAGGTAGTCCGGCAGATGATGTTGGAATGTCTATAATTGAAAGATTATTTACAAATGTTGTACATGCTCTGTTTGTAGTAATACATGATCCTACAATAAATGCATCATTACAAGTTGCTGCATTAAAATGACCGCCTACAATACCACTTCTAGCAATAGAATTGCAAACAGTATTGTTGCACCCACCACCAATTATAGAATAACAAGATGCAATAGCATTATAATTTCCTCCTAGAATGCCAGAAAAAGCACCTGAAATTACGTTTTGAGCTCCAGACATTATACCTGAACAGTCAGCATTAACAAAATTTTGGTAACCCCCAGCTACGTTTCCATACCATCCGTTTACTGTACTACCTGAACCACCAGAAATTACAGAATACCAACCTTGTACACCATGGTAGCCACCTCCACTAATAGTAGATAATTGTCCAAAGATAACATTGCCTAAACCGCCTCCAATAGTTGCATTACTTTGATAAACAAAATTAGATGAACCTCCACTAATTACTGAAGCAAAACCGCTATTTATAGAATTAGAAATACCTCCACTAATTGTTCCATAATTTGCACCAGCACATGCATTTGAACAAGATCCAAATACTGTTGAATTAGGTCCAATTGCATTATTAATAAGACCTGTTCTTACTGTTGAACATACTCCAGCACCTACAGATACAATAGAAGGAGGTGCAACTGAGTTAATAAAATCTTGAGCAGTAATTGTACCGCTACGGTAACCATCATCCCTTCTTGGGTCTCTAAGACCTAAAGGTAATAATGTTTGTGTTGGATCAACAGTAGTTACTTGTTGTCCATTTTTAATCCATGATATAAAATTTAGAACGTCCATGATGTTAAATATTTAATGTATACATTATAATATACAAAAAATATTTAAAACTTACAAACTATTCTTCTGTAGTTTCTACTACTTCTTCTTCAACTTGTTGTTTGCTTTCTTCTGCAAAGAAATTTAATAGTGTCACTCCATACTTAGTTGGGATTTCACTAATGAAGTTTTCTAATACCTCTAAGTGTTGAACAGATAGAGTAAGGGGTTTGCGTTTAAGTTGTTGGTTTTGTTGCATAACATATATTTTTACAAATGTATTATGTTTTATGCTATCTGTTGAATAATCAGTTGGGTATTAAGATCTCCACGGATATACTCTCCAGTTAATGCATTAGTGGCAGCTGTAGTTCTAATTGAAATATCCACATCAGTAGAACCAACAGCCCATATATGTTCAAGTGTGCCATCACTAATATTACTGGTCCCATTTGTAGATTGTATTATTTCTGCTGTTGGTCCAGTAAATGAACTGTTAGTTTGATTGTATACTCTAAATTGTAATACGTAAACTGCTGCGGCAGCCCATGCTAATCTAGCTGTAATTCTATATACTTTTCCAGCTTTTAAAGTAGCAACACCTGTTGCAGAGTTATATGTAAAACCAATGCTTGAATAAGTATTAAATATAATATCTCTATTTGCCCATGTTCCGCTAGATATTGTTTGATTACTATTCCGTAATCCATGCATCCATGAATTAGGTAATCCAGCATAAGATGTTGCAGATACTTTTCCTGCAAAAGTTGCAGTTAAAGAAACTAAATCTATATTAAGTACGGCAGCAGTACTTCCACCTGCATTTGTTCCTTTAAGAACTCTAAATTGATCTTGCCATGTATCTAGCATAGCGGCATTAGCATAGGCTCCTCCTGAAGCTCCTAATAATAATTGACCTCCTTCTCCTGTTCCTCCGGCTGATGGAGAAAATATAGCCATTGTATTTTCAGCAGCAGGAACATCAGAACTATTTCCAATTATTAATTGTCCAGCATCATTAACTTGTAATATATTTGCTAATGCACTATTTTGAATAATAAGAGTTTTGGTAGCAGATGTAGTTCCAATACCTTTTATTTTTAATGTGCCGTTAATTTTATCCCACATTAAACCATTGGTTTCCCCTACTACACCAGCATCATCAAATAGTAATTGACCTGACACACCTCCTGTAACAACAGTGGTACCAATAATAATATCAGCATTAATTGCTGGTGTTTTTGGTTTACCATCCGGTCCAGTTATTTCTAAACCATTGCTGCCAAATACATTTCCGTTAGCATCAACTACTTGCATAATCTACTCCGTATATGTAATATGTTGTTCCTACTACATTAGAACTTACAATAAGCTGGTCTCCTGGGTTTAATGCATAACTAAAATCATCTGTTACAGTATCTCCGGCAGATAAATTCAAATCATATATAGTAGTTGTTACATTACTTGCTGTTTCATACTTTTCTAGTTTAAGATCATATGCAGCTGGGTTATTAAACCGCATGGCAAGAATTTTTGATAGCACTTGTCCACCAGAAGTACCAGTAAATAACACAGTACCTGTTACTGCAACATTTCCTTGTTTACTAAATTCCGCCATACTATAATATACTAAATTTTAACCAAATAAAAAAATCCCCAGTATAACTGAGGACTTTATTGACAGGGTAGAGGACTGACTAAAGAAGAAGCTATCCTATCATATATCCTAATAGAAAAGACACTACAATCATTGCTGCTATAGTCCAATTAGCAATAGCTCTGCCTTTCTCATCTTCATGGTACATATCATATACCTTGTTATAAATAGGTCTAGTCATAGCATTGATAACTATCCAAAAGAAAGCTAATGTGCTAATGCCAAGCATAAATATAATAGGTTTTAATAAGATCATAGTGAATCAATTCTTCTTTGTAAATATACTAAAGCTTTTTGTAAATCCTCTTTCTCAGTGGTTTTACTTTTCTTTCCAGCTCTAGCTACATACTTAATTACATTGCCAAGATAGAAATCTTTATCCAATTTCCAAGCTTCTAGTACGTTAAAGACTTCATAGGGATTGTCTTTTCCTCCGTAGTGATTAGGTCTTGTAGCATCATTAACAATAATAACACGAGAACTAATATCAATAGGGGTACCAGAGATCTCCTCTTTGGAGTTGATGACTTCTTCATACTCCTTAGCTTCTTGACTAAAGTTTACCATACAATCACAACATCACCCTCATTGAGGACTAGTTTAACTTCTCCATCAATATCAATGCGTTCTACTACTTCCATGTTAAGTGAACTAGTACGTACATATACTTGGTCTCCCACAGCTACATCCTCTACTTTGTCACCAATTGCATACACAGTAAGTTTATTCCACATTTTTACAGCATCAGCCATCATTGCATCTTCATCCTTAGCACTTAACTGGATTACTGACTCTTTTCTTTTGGGAACATCTACTAAGATTGTTCTCCCTCTTAAACTCTTAAATGGTTTCATTGGTTTATTTTAAGGTAATTACTTTTACTACTGTCATCTGAGCATTCAATATCTCACCTACTGCATGATCAAATAACAAACTCTTTACTGGGGTTTTTGGATCATTGGAGTATCTACGTTTAAGAATCTCAGCCATCTCTGCTGCTAATTCTTTTACTCTATGCACATCCTCATCTCCACTTGGGTTAAAGCTTAATCCTACTAGCTGTTCCCCAAAACTTGGTAATCTTACTTCCTGAACACCGTATTTTTCTTCTTGTTCCATATATTTATCAAATTTAATTCTTGCTTCTAAATTAGTTTCTGACTGAGCTGTCAACTTCTGCCATATGTCTAATTGATGTTGAGTCATGCATTTTCAAATGTTGCTATAAAAGCTTCTGGTGTGTACACAACAAATTTACCAGTTATAGTTTTAACAATAAAATCATTTATACAAACTACTTCATTAGTTTCTAAAGGGTCAATGAGTAAATCTTTTACATGACCATGAGTTGTAAAATAACAAGTCTCACAAAAGTCCATAACTTCCAAATGATTCTTTCCATTCCATTGAACAGCTTCAATCATAAGTGGTTTGGTTTTAAACAATTGTGCCATAAACAAATATAGTAAACTTTTTTAATTTAGTTTACCACATGACCACTTGTGTCTAAATTATTTTTTTTCAAAAAACAATAAGGTATTTTTAAAATAGTGGCAACTTCTTGAAATTTCATTGACCTCTAAAAAACTTCTCACATCTAAGGTTAAGTCCTTAAGAAAAGTAAATCCTAAATTTGAAATTTTTCCTACAACTTCATAATTATCTAGTTCATTAAAATGCCCATGTCCTCCTTGTCCTCTAATTGCCCATGATAAGATTAAATACTTATCACAGTTATTTTTAAGATTATCTAAAAAGATACTTTCATATTCTACAGGAATGTGTTCCCCAACCTCTAGACATATTATAATACCTTTTTCTTCTAGTTGAATTGGTGTTGCTAAATCTAATCTTAAAATTTCAAAGTTATGATCTGCTTTAATTGGATCTGTCTCAATGCCTTTTAGTTTTTTAAATCCTTTTTTTTCTAACTTTTTAAGATACTTGCCAAGACCACACCCAAAATCATAAATCTGAGTATTCTTTTCTTCCTTTAAAAAATCAGCAATCCAATCTGCTAAAACAACACTATGTGCATGCTCTAATACATTTGTATCTTTTGTCCAGTATCCTGTTTTTGTTACCATAATTTATTTATTTAGTATCTATAAAATTTGCAGTCTGATGACTATGTCCCAAACCTGTGCTTACTTGCCCAATATGTTGAACAAGTGAGTATGCTGTAGCATACAATTTAACTTGAGGGTTTATATTTTTTATAAAAGTCTTAAGTGCTAAGTCATAAGCTTCATTACCTATTGTGCCCATAAGATACTCCCCAAATTCTCTTGCTGTATGAATATCAAATAACATTGCTTGAGTACCATAAAAAGCATCAAGTGTATACTCAGCATATAAATTATTAATTAATAATGCATCTTTAAAATCATAGCATGCATAAAGGGCAACAACATATCTTGGAGCTGGAATGTTATTTAAGATCTGGCTATAGTGATAATCAAAGTCTCTAGAAAATATAACATCATCCTCTGCTATAAGTCCATCCTTAGTATGAAGTAATGCTTGTGCATAATTGTACTGACTATCTCTATGTCTAGTAAGATCCGTAGCATAAGGTCTTTCAGTATAAAGTACTTCTCCTTCTCTTGGAAGTTCTATTTTTCCTTGTGATATATACTGGATCTTATAGTTAGCCGGAATAGTATTAACTGTATCAGTCAAATAAGAAGGAGTTCTATCACATGTAAGTATAGTTACTGTTTTCATAATTTATCAAATATATCCATCCATTGTTTAGTAATGGTTGCCCAAGAATAATTAGAAGAATTAAATTTATTTGCAGACTTCATAGATAAGTTTTTGTAAATCTCTTTATTGCTATAAAGTAATTCCATGTATGATGTCATATCTTCTGGTAAGATCATCTTACCTGTAGTAGTTAAATCTTGTAAGGATACTTTTACTTTAGCTGGTACTAGCAACCCACAATCTTCATATAAATCAGTTAAAGCAGAGTGATTAGGAACTATCTGTGGTTTACCAATAGCTGCATGTTCTGCATTAGGTAAACCAAATCCTTCTCCTAATCCGGAGTTTAATCCTACATCACAGAAGTTGTAGATAAAATTAAGATGTTCAATAGGGACATTAGGCATACCTGGAGTAGCAGTAGTCATTAACAACTTATCTACTATACCAAGTATTTTAGCCACTCTCATTATATCAATATGTGCATCAACATATCCACAGTGCATATATAAGTACACATCTTTTTTACCTTTAGCAAATTCAGCAAATGCCCTCATAGAAATATCCAGTAGTTTTCTAGGTTGATTTCTACCGGCATTTAAAAACACAAAAGCATTGTCTAGTTCTGGAGCATTCTGGAATAATGTTTCTCTAATCTCACTTCTGGTATGTGGCAATTTGTAAAAGACTTCCTTATCTACACCATGCTCAATAATCTCAGTCTTGATTGTAGGGCATGCTGCCTTTACTACATCTTGCCCAAACTTATTATAAACAACAAGTTTCTTTAAGTACTTTACATTAGTATACCAACTTGGATCATGATCTGTTGCATCAACCGGCATGTAACCTACTACCTTAGATTTCTTAAATACCTTATACTTTTTAAAAAACTCTAAGATGCTATCCATTACCCAGATATCTTGCAGTAAAAAAATAATATCAGGCTGTACCTTTTTTATAATTGCATAGATCTCATCTCTGTGATTTATTTCACAACCTCCAGGTGCGGCATAAATATCACAATCTAAATCATGAGCCTTCCCTTGATCATAGACACCAATAACAGATATTTGGTATTTGTCTCTTGGTAAGTGTTTGATAATAAACTTAAGAACATTACCAAATCCGGTGCCTATAGTTGGGCTGTCACCCCAGAACATTATTTTTTTCATTGCTGGTTTTTGCAAACAAATATAGAAAACTTTTCTAAATAAAAAGCCCACTCCGTAAGTGGGCTGCTCAACTTAAGGTATTGAGATTGCAAGGACTAGCCTCTGACCAAGTCTTCTACAATTTTTGCAGGGACTAACCTTGTCCTCTATACAACTTCTTGTACTTCTTAGAACTTTTGAGTTTGGATGTTTTAGTCTTTGCATGTACACCCGGACGAGAAACCTTTCCTTTCTCTAGCTTAGTAAAGCCATCTTTTGCCTTTGCCATAGTATATTAGTTTATAATATAATATACTGATTATTTAATTACCCTGCCATATGTCAGGTTATTTTTTGCTCTGATATCCTTATGAGTATACTGCCAGAACTCTCCAGTATCATTTATAATAACCGTATAAATAGTATCGGTCTCATGACCATAGTCTGTGACTAACCAAATTACCCCGGGTCCTTTAGGTGTATCTACCTCTATTCTATTATGTGGCTCATAGATCATAAGGTGATAATTATCTTCTCATCTCTAGTTACTAGCTCTGTGTAAAGTTCAATATCTTTTGACCATTCTGTACCAGTCCAGAACTCAAACCCCGGATACTTAGATTTATATAAACAACATAACTCATACCCACCTAGCAAATAAACATACTCACAGTTTAATAATCTAGCTGTCTCACATTCATAATACTGAGCTACTGTACCAAGTGAAAGTTTCGGGTCTTGGTAATCCCATATAAACTGATAAGCTACAAATTGATTTTCAAATACTCTATATATACTAATGCCTACTAAAGTATCTGCCCAGTATTCTATAACCTGGCAATCCTTAAAAGACTCTAGACTTATATCTCTCTTGAATCCATGATAATCACAGTATGCTTCATGCAACTTAGTATACTCTTCTAGACTAGCCTCTATATCACCAGCTTGTACAATAACTTTTTTAGAAAGTCTTCTTGTAGTCTTACTTGGTTTGTATACTGATAAATCCAAGCGGGTACTCCTTTCATTATACCACTTACCCTCCCATGGAATCCAACCTTCCTTCAAAGCCTGAGTAGGAGTCTCATCTTCTAAGATACCATATACACAATTAACAATAACCTCCAGGTCACTGACTTTACCAAAACCTTTAATATGGTCAAACACAATCTTCATATGGTACTTTATTGTGACTACCCAGGGGTAAACGAATGAAAAAAGAACCCCCCGGGCAATCAACCTGTAGCATTGTAAAGGTAGGGATAAGTTTGGTGATGAACAACTACAGTAATTGGTTTTATTATATATATGGGGATGTGGTGACCCATACATGACAAGCCCCACCCCCTGAGCAGCAGAGGTGGTACCCCCCGTAGAAACAGAGGGAGAATGTGAGGACAGCAGAAAAAATGCAAGAATATTTGCACAGGAGAAAGTTTGTGTGGCAACTTCTATTGTAAATAAACTTAAATCTTTTACTATGCATAGAGTAGATATTTTTAGTTTCTTGGCATCAGATGCTGCGGAACTAACAAAGATGCAAACAAGACTTAACCAATGGATGACCGCAAAGTCCTTGGTGAAGTATGAGATACACACCGCTGGTGAGTACATCATCTTCAATGTTTGTAGAAAGAAAGAGGAGGCTTAGGCCTCTTCTTCTTTTAAGCATAGTGTTGCAGCTTTACTTGTAATTAAAATTTTAAACTATATAACATGAAAACATACACTTATTTAAAAAGCGTTGAAGTAAAAACAACTATTGAATTTCCTGTAATCACATTTGTTGCTGAAAAGGTACGTGTATCAACAGGTGACTCATCATGGTTTCAGATGGGTTATACACCAAGATTTAATGGTTTGACCTCAAAGGAATATGGTAAAGAAATGGGTAACTATGATGCCATGTGGAACATGCTTGAGCAGTATGTCACAGAGACATTTAACCTATCACGTGGTTGGGGCTCTGTAGACTATTATGTGTATTCAGGTAAAGACTTAGGTATGCCTGACTTACCTAAAATTCCAAGTGAATGGAATGATGACCATGCAGATTTAGTTGCAATGTTTACAGGTAAATGAAATAAGGGAGAGTAATCTCCCTTTTAAAGCATTGGGTTGCAACTTTTATAGTAATATAAACCTTTTAATCTTTTTATTATGAACAAAACTCTAAGATTTGGATACCAATCCTTTGGTAAACATCAGCTGATTAAAATCAATGCTAAGATCTCTTCTGCTTCTGCTGATAAGATTGTTAAAGCTTTTCCTGACCTTTGGATTCTTGACAATGGAAAGCATGGATTTAGAATTGAAGGATGCTTACCATCTAAGGACATTCTTGATTTTGATGATGCACTTAAGCTTGCTATCATTGACTACAAGATCAATGCCTTACAGCAAAAAGCATTTGACATTGAGATTAATGCTGAATGCAGAAAGGATGCATTTAACCTAAGCATCTGATGAATTGGGGGAGTAGAAATACTCTCCCTTTTCTAAGTATTGTGTTGCAACTTTATTATCAAGTAAAATTAAATTCTATACTATGTCCAATTTTATCCAAGATCTGTTGTTAGAAATTGAGGGGATCTCAATACTAATGCAACAAAAAAGAACTGATGCAGTAATCAAAGCTCTAAGCAATTTACCTGAAGAGGAAATCATTGCTTACAGAGATTCACTTGCTGATGAATTTAAAGTGTTGAATCCAAGTAAACACTTGCTGTTATCATAGTAGAAGGGGGGGAAGCAATTCCCCTTTTACTTTTTTATTTACCTAATATATATAGTATGGAAGAGAAAGTATGTGTTGTCTTAACTTGGGAAGAGTTGAAGACAGTATTGGCCGGATTGTCAGCTATCAAGAATATGGTAGACAATGACAAGCTTGATGCAGTGTATGTCAAGCTGAGCACAGAGTATAAGGGAGTCTAACTCTCTTATACCATTGTGTTGCAACTTTTATTTTAGAATAAAACCCCTTAATTTATTTATTATGAACAAAATTATTGAAGTAGCCTTAACAGGCAAGTTTGGAGCTGAAGCTGTAAAAGATCTAATAGAAGTAATTGTTGCCACACCTAATCCTGAAATGGCAACAGAGATCTTATTAGGCATCTATGAAGAACCTATTGTTCCAGAAATGGCTAATGCAAACAAAACACTTGTTTCAACCAATCATTGGACAAGAACGGTTACATACTGTATGGAGGTTGAGGTAACCAAACACATCTACATTCATAGAGGAGCAGACAGAAGTCTGATTAATATTGATAACTATGAAGAGTTTGTTTTGCCATATGCTGATAATGACTCAGTTGGGTATAGCTTGCCTACAGGTAAAATGCAAACTGTAGAGAAAGAGACAGACTTATCAGTTTGGTTGGAGTGGTATAACAATTCTTTAGTACACCACGAATTAGCTGTGTGATTAAAGGGGAAGAGAAATCTTCCCTTTTTTCTTTGGATTGGGTGGCAACTTTTATGGGATAATAAACTAACTATTATGAAAACAATTCCTGAAATGAAAGCAACAGTTGTTGCACTTGGACAAATGGTTCACACTGACAAACTAAGCAGACCTTACCTTTGGGGGAAAATCTTATTGGCTGAGACACAAGAAACATCTTGGGTTATCATCTATGATTTCTTTGTAGGAGCAGGTACTAAACTCATAGTATACCCATTAGCTGATACTTCACGCTATGCGGTAAGACATGTTGAAGAGCATAATGATCTTGTATCAGAAGCTATAGAGAGGTTGGTAGACAGAAAGGTTGCTGAAGCCTTGGCTAAGAGAGGGGTGTAATAACCCCTTTTTTAGTTAGTAAACCAAAGTGTTTTATGGCTTTCAGCCAAGCCTTTGCAACTTTTATAGTAAGTAAAAATTATTTACTAATCTCTTAAAACCAATTAAAATGGAGAAAAAGAAAGTTGTGTTGAAATTCAAAGAAGAAACAACACCAAGTGGTAATGTAGTAAAGAATGCTTCATTTGCAGGTACTCTTCTACGCTTGTCTGAAAAGGTTTGGCCTTACACCAATGCTGAAGGTAAAGAGTTGCTTTACAAGTTGGCTGATGTGCGCTATACTGATGCAGTTGGAACTACTCACGTAGAGCCAAGTGTAAAGGTATATGAGGCAAGCTATGAGCAAGGTATGGAGGTTGGTGAAACTTACTTGGGTAGAGTAACCCGCAGTAAGAATGCTGACGGCAGTGCACGTAGTCCTTGGTTCACTCTATCTTCATTAGTAGTTGCTGTGAATAGCACAGATGCAGACTTCGAAGAGTATGAGGTACCTGCAGAGGAGCTTGCTGTGTAAGCTTGTGGGAAATAGGGTGTGTAGAAATACACACTCTATTTTTTTTGTCTCCACCGTGTGGAGCATTGGCATTTTATGTAGCAATAC